CGCATGTACATCGACCCGACCGCTGCAGAGCGTTATGGTTATGAAACCCACGCCGAGAAAGCGGAGAAGTTAAATGGTCGCGCTGCAATGATTGGATTCGTCTTCGGGATCCTCTCTTATGCAGTCACCGGCAACTTCTTCTTCGGTCTCGTCTAATAGTTGCATTTCTTGTCCTCCTGTCCTATGCTTAGGACAACTCTTTGAATCCTAATGATTGAACTCTTGACGCAGACCGAATTCTCTTGGGCTGCCAACCACACCATCGCTGAATTCCTTGCAGGATATGTCTTTGGTGGGGCACTTATCATCGGAGCACCTGGTGTATTTTTCTTTATTGCTTTTATGCCAGCATTGCAGAGAACTAAGGGAGCACAGATTGGATACAAGGACCACAAGGATTATGGTTATTCATCCACCTATGAAAATGGAAAGATGAGTGATCAAAAACCCTATACACATTACATCCGTGCCGCTGTCCAATGACAGTTAATATATACGAAATGAATGTAAGGTTCTAATATGCCAAACCCTGAACAGCTCTACGAGGACATGCAGAAGTTAGACGATATGTATGAAGAACTTCTATGGCACCCAGACGATGAGTTACAATTTACTCATGATGGGACTAAAATCATAATCACAAACAAAACACTGGAGCAAAAAAATGAACGAAAAGGCAGAACGCATTAACGGTTGGGCAGCAATGATTGGAGTCATTGCAGCTATGGGATCCTACGCAGTATCCGGTCAAATCATTCCTGGTATCTGGTGATGGAAAATTCTAGTAACGCTGACATCTTCGTGAGAGCACAAGGACGTGCTGCTATGATGGGTTTCATTACAATCTGTATGGTCTATGCAGTCACCGGCCAAATTATTCCTGGAGTAGTGTGATGGGATTCATAGTAGCAGCAGTGCTGATGTTAATTCCCATTGCCGCAGTGGCGAAAAACTCATGACGTATGACTGGACATTACTTCAAACACTTGTCTTTATCATTACACCTTATTTTCTTATGCTTGCCTTAGCAAGTAAAGACGAAGACGATGATGGTTCCGATGGTGGTCTAATGCAACCACTTTATGCACCGTCACCCTCTTGACACAGACAATTGAATAATCTATAATTGGGGAGCACTAAACCGCTCCTTTTTTAATGCTTAAAAACGTTACTGCCTTTGCTCTACTCGGTGCTCTCACGGGATCTTGTGTGAGCGCAGAGCAGCCAAAGGAAATTAAAGATGCACCAGTACAAGAAGATGTTGTATCAATCCCTGTAGAACCTTATATTCCCTCTTGGAAGTGCCCTGATTGCACACCTGAAGAACAGTATGTTCTTGGCGAACTTCAAGAACACACCCGCATTACTGATCGTAATGCACTTGCCACTATCATGGGTAATATTCAACAAGAGTCCATGTTCACAGCAAACATCTGTGAAGGTGGTGCTCGGGTAAATTATGAGAACTGCCTTACTGGTGGGTATGGTTTGATTCAGTGGACATCAGTTGGCCGATACGTTAATCTTGGTAAGTTCTGCGATAAATATGTTTGCGATCCAAGTAGTCTAGAAGGTCAGACTCGTTATATGATTAACGAGAGCACCTTCCAACGTTACCTTCCTATGTTTGAGGGTAGCGGACAAACTGTCCGTCAATACATGGTCCCTGCTTACTATTGGTTGGGATGGGGTATTGAAGGTAATCGTGAAACCTACGCATACGAATACACTAAGAAATTGGTGCTGGCATGATTAAAAAACTCATCAAGAAACTTTTTTCTAAAAAGACCACAGAGATTGAATGTGTAATTGATGAGCAAGTAGTTGATTGTGAGGAAATTGATGCTGACTCCTATGTTGGGGTTCCAGCACCAATAGAAAGTCCAGTCGATGATTGGTTTGAAACTCCACCAAAAACTGAAATGCAAATGGAATTTGAAGCGTTTAAACAAGAAGCACATAAATTCTACGGAACAAAAGAACCTAAAAACATACACCAGTTGATGTATGATATGGCCACTGAAAGTGGTAAACATACTACTGCTGCCTGGTTTGATGCTGGTAACATAGGGGGATCTGAAAACTTTCAGGAGAACACTCACCAATGACTTATGATGATTGGAGGTACAATGACTTCAACACTAAATTGAGACAAGATGTTCTGAAAGCTCTTATGATCAAGTATGGTCATGTGATGGAAGGAAATCAACCTAAGTATCCTGCTAAATCAATCTATGAATGTGCTCATGATTGGGTTTCTCAGGGAAATAGAAACTCCCATGGAGTAACAAAATATTTTGAGGAAAATTACACATGAAAAAACTTATCATGAGCCTGCTGGCAGCAGCGACTGTTTGCTCTCCAGCACTTGCTGACTCTAAACTCACCAAGGGTTTCTATACTATGGATTCTATGGGGTGTATGCTGTTACGCGAATGCACCGATGGAATCATTAAAGTCGAAAGTATCAGTACTATTGCTGACGCTCATCCCAATAGTGATTATAGTATTATTGCTAACGAGTTCAGCAACATGCTTGTCTCCCTTAAGGGGGTCGGAGTTAATGTGTTTCTAGCAGATGAAAAGTATTTCCCTGTAGGACACCGTGGAGTGTATCATACAGTAGGAAATAACTTCTTTCTGAATAAAACATTCATGCGTCTCCCTAGAGTGCTGATGAGTGTAATGAGACATGAAGGATGGCATGCCGCACAAGATTGTATGGCAGGCACTATTGATAACAGTATGATTGCTATCATTATGGATGAGGAAAAAGTTCCTCAACTTTGGCAAGATATGGCTACTGATACCTATAGGAACATGCCCCATGCAATCCCTTGGGAGAAAGAGGCAACCTGGGCAGGTAAGACTGAGGGTATGACTGCTAAAGCACTTGAATCCTGTGCTCGTGGCACGATGTGGTCTGACTATGAACCTACTCCCATGACCCGCGAATGGTTGGTTAAAAACGGATATCTTGATAAATAAAGTTGCCTTTCCTGGTGACTTATGCCCGAAGAAGTAAAACCCGCTGAAGAAGAAAAGAAACCTAAAAAGAAAGGTATCCTCGGTAAAATTAAAGAGGCAGCAGATGATAAGGAAGAACAACTTGCAATTTTGTCTACTTTTGTCAGGCTTGGTATTCTTGTATGGTCTGGTGGAATCCTCACGTTGGCGTACATTAAACTACCTCCTGCACTCGGAATCCCAGAACAGAAACTGGACCCCACCTTCATCGCCTCCGTCTTCACAGGGGTTTTAGCAAGCTTCGGCGTCCAGACTGCTAAGAAGAATGGTGCTAATGGTGGTGGAGGTGGTATCTCCAAAGCAGATATGGAGCGTTTGATTCAAGCAGCAGCACAAACTGCACCACATCAGACTCTCCGAATCGAGCAAGCACCAGTCACCTTAAAGGTAGATAAACCAAACGATACATATAAGATGTGATTTAACTTTAATCATTATGTTTTTTAAGAAAATTAGTTTGGTCACTGGCGGATTTGATCCTATCCACAGTGGCCATATTTCATATTTTAAGAGAGCAAAAGATTTCTCTGATTACCTTGTGGTAGGACTGAATACTAATGAATGGTTGACTGATAAAAAAGGACAATATTTTCTGTCTTGGGTTGAACGTGCTGAAATTGTACGTCATCTTGAGATGGTTGATGCAGTGATTACCGTACCAGATGATGAAGTAGGATCTGCATGTGGTGCCATTGCTAAGTGCTTAGAGATCGCAGAAACTGTCGTATTCTGTAATGGTGGAGATCGCCAGAAAGGTAACACACCAGAATTAGACATGTATGGTAATAATCCCAGAGTTCAATTTGAGTTCAGTGTGGGTGGTGACGATAAGATGAATAGCAGCTCTTGGATCTTGAAAGGATACTTTGAAAGGCAGAGAAAATTGCTTGGTATCTGATGTATCGGGAACCCCACTTACAGAAGAAGTCAGAGGAGTGTACCTACCTCTGGTACTCGTGGAAGAAATTGTGGGACGTAGATATGCATAGTGAAGAAACTGAAAGAGCAAGAGATATGTGGAGTAAATGTTGTGATGAAATGTCGGAAATGGTAAGTCATGAAGTCAAAACAAATATTCGTTACAAATCGGTGAGAAAGACATAGATAGGATAATCGCATTCCGCAAAATGAAAATAATTCAAGCAATAATTCTTCTTGTCGTTGGATTTGTTATTCTACTTCTTCCAAGAATGGCATATGCAGTAGATGTTTCGATGAATTCTGATGGCAATCTTCAATTTGAACCAAATGAAATTACAATCGATTCTGGAGAAACTGTCCACTTTGTTAATGGTATGCTCCCACCCCACAATATCATTGTGGAAGGACGTGCCGATCTATCAAGAGAAGCATTATTTTTTAGTCCCGGTCAAACTCAAGACATAAAATTTAATGAGACGGGTGATTATGATTTCTTCTGTGGTCATCATCATGCGGCTGGCATGATGGGTAAAATTCATGTAAGATAAACGGAATGCCATTCAATATTACCTTTAAATTTCCTGATGGTACGGAAAATGTTTTTCCGTGTAAAGAGGATACATATCTACTAGATGCGGCTGATGAGGCATTTATTGATGCCCCTTACTCATGCCGTGCTGGAGCCTGCTCAAGTTGTGCGGGTAGGATATTAGAGGGAACTCTAAACCAGGAGGACCAATCATTCCTGGATGATGATCAAATTGAAGCAGGGTTTGCGTTACTGTGTGTGTCCTATCCCACTAGTGATTGTGTAATTCAAGCAGAGGCAGAGGAAGAACTTTATTAATGGAACTACTTCTCCGCCCTTTAGAAAATCCAAATGACCCTGTGTGGAGTGTAATTATCGCCCTAATTATACTTTTAGCTGGTGTCACGTACTATATTGTCTATATAATGCGTATGGCTTTTGATGAATTGAACGATGGCGGATCAGATCAACCAAAAGGATGCGGATCAGGACCAGCAGATAGCACTCCTGGTGCATCGCATTGAGGATGCTGAAAAACTTTCAGAAGAACTTCGTGAAAGAATTCGTAAATTAGAAAAGTGGGTATGGGGTGCCGGTGCCGTCATAACTGCTGCCATTACATTAATCGGTATAGCAACAGCAGTAGATGCAAAGGAGATCAATCATGGGCGCTATGGTTCCACCCAGTCGGAAGTCGTGTTACAACTTCCGAGTAGTTGAAATTAACCGAGTGCTTGATGGCGACACAATTGATGTCACCATTGACCTCGGTTTTGATTTATATAAAAAAGAAAGAGTTAGAGTTGCAGGAGTTGATACCCCTGAAAAAAGAACTAAAAACTTAGAGGAGAAGGCACTTGGAATCGACGCAACCAACTGGCTCAAAGAAAAGTTGGAAGGTGCTATATGTGGTGACGATGAGTTGTCTGTTAGGACTGAACTTGTTGGTGGCGTCGGGAAATATGGTCGTCTTCTGGGCTGGTTATACATTGGGGACGCAGAGGTGTCCCTCAACGAGCAAATGATCGCAGAGGGATATGCTCACGCATATGATGGTGGAACCAAAGACATGAACCTTGAAGCACTTCGTGAAATTCGTAGAGCACACGGAACATTAGTGGAGTAAACCAATGCAAAAAATTATTAACGTACTATCAATTTTATCTTTTGTTGGTGTCTCGGGCATCATCGGAGGTGGAACGTATGCCTATCTCCAAAAAGATGCGATTATAGAAGGTGTTAAACAACAAGTTACTAAGGCAGCACTTGATGGTGTAACAGGAGCACTTCCTGGAATGATGGATTCAGCGATGCCAGAACTTCCTGGTGCTACTGGTGGTGCCATTCCTTCCCTGCCTAAGACAACAGGTCCCGCTATGCCATTCTAACCATGGATAAAATTAAAATTGCTGCTATTTCTCTTGGTAGTTTAGTTGCCGTAGCACATATCGGATTATTAGGATATGTGATTAGGCAGCCAAAACTTGAAGTTCCTACAATTAATATTCCCCACGGTCCATATTCTTCCTATAAGATAGAAGCAGGAAAAGATGGATATAGTATTCAGTATCATGCAGATGATCCCAGAGTCTTAGAATCAGAAAGATCACTTGATCTTGATAAAGAGAGGAGAGGGTGGTTCGGTGGTGGAACGGAGCAAAGATCAGAGTATCGTCGGGATCAATACACTAGACAAGGAACCCGTAATATAGGGGGAGGTGAAATAGGTGAAGTGGGAAAGGGCGGAGGTGTAAGCGTAGAGTGCATAGTGGCGGACGCTGGCGCACGATCACAAGGTGCGATGGCCGGTAGTGCTATTGCTGCTGGTGTTGCTGTCCCCGCTGTTGCTAGTATCCCATACGTCGGTTGGTTAGCTGGTGGATGGGCACTGCTTTTAGGTCAAAAGATCGGATCCGAAGCAGGTTCTCAAGTAGGACAAGTATTTAATGACTGCTAATGCCAATCCCTGAAATTCGTCTCAATAATTTGAGAATACGTGATGTAAACATTCCAGAAGTCCCTAAGTGGATGTCATCAGATCCACCAATGGCACTTCCTACCGTGCCGCCAGTCACTACACAAATTGGAACTCCTATTGTTAATATTCCTGGTTGCGTTACTGCACATAAAGACAGCAATGAAAATACAAATTTAAGAAATGAGGATGATAAGGGTACTATGACCCTGTGTGATGCAGGAACACCCACTTATTATCCTATTGATTATGATGCAAATAAGTTAGATATAACACAGGAAGCACCACCACCTCCACCAATTAAACCACCAGAAAAACCTGAACCACCTGCTCCTCCACAAACACCTAATGTTCCTAAGACAGAAGCACCAATGCCTGAGTGTCCTACCAGGGCACAGCAGTTAAAAGATCCTGTAGGTAAGATTGTAGAGGGAAATAAAAAAATTACTGCATATGAAATGGTCGGGAAAGAATGTCTCCCTGTGTTTGAGGAGTTATCTATTCCCGACCAGATTGTTCAGAATATACCTTCAGCAGGTATGGTAACTACAACTGCGTCTATCGCTGTCGTGGCAACCTCATCGGCACTGCTCGCAAAACCTCTTGCTGACCTTCTGTTAAAAGTGGTGAAACCTGTTGTGAAGAAAGTCCTGAAGAAGGTTGCCGCCTTACGGGGTAAGAAGATCCCGCCGCAATCGGCGGCGGAGCGGATTGCTGAACAGCGGCAGAGGAATCAGGCTGTGAAGGCGCTGCGCTCTGTTCGACCTTTGAAGAAGTAGGGGCAGGAGAAGTAGAAGGAATAGAATGAATGTGTGGTGCAATAGCATTTTTATTCATCACCACCACATCGCCACATACTTTCGCATAAGGACTACGTGGATGGAAAGCAATTCCCTTTTGCAGTAATTCTCCACAATTCTTGAGTCTGGCTAACTCAAAGTCTAATCGTTTATTGGCAAGCATCTGACCCTGTAAAGCAATTTGTGTTGCTGCTGCTTCTTTACATTGATCTTGTAGACTATTATCAAGAGGCAAAGAAAGTGTTGCAGACAATCCAACACTCGTGCTGCTGTTTCTAGTCATTCCAGTTCTCACTGGTTTCTGCCAGAGTTGTGATCCTGGATTATCAGGAACACCATCACCTTGCATTTCCATGACAGTAATGGTCATATCTTGACCATCTTCATATGCTCTTACCTCATCACCATCTGCATTGGTGTAAGTTCTATTATCATACCAAGTTTCCCATGGCCAGTTTTTCACATTTTTGGTAACCTCTACCATTCGACCTTGAAAGTCTCTATTATCATATTGAGGTTCAAAGTAATGATAATGAAGGTGTTGGAGAAGGTGGCTATGCAAAAGAAGTATCTGATGATTATAAAAAGAAACAAGCAGAACTTATTAAAGAAACAATTAAAAATATGGATA